ACGGAAGAATTTGAGAACTTTTTGGCTAAAAATTTCCGGGGTAAAATTACCGGAAGGCAGGTTATTATGACCTGATGCGCTATTAAAAGCCATTGTTCAATCCCTTCCTTTGAGGATTAAGAGTTGTAGTCAATTCGCCCTTCAGCCCTTGCAGAGTCAATTTCGCTTTCTAGCTTTTCAAACTCCCAAGGTTTCATCTTGGCGATATCGGAGGCTTTGAACATTCTACCTTCAGTCCGTGAGTCTGTGAGGTCACGTGCATTTGCAGTACCTACAGATACGGCAGCATCTTCCTTCTTCTTTTTTGTACGTTTAGTTGTGATGTTTGCATCAGCTTTGTACAAATCAACAACACGAGAGGCCCAACGAGCGTCTGTGTTATTTTTAAGAATACCTTCGGATATGCTAGGTGGCTGTTCTTCTAACCATCCTAAGAATTTCTCGTCCTGTCTAATTTCATTAAAATCAGGATGAGAGTTCATAAGTTCTTGGTATGCCGCTTTAACCCGTGTGTGTTTTTCTTTTTCACGAATGGTCTCAAGTTCTTTTTCAAGAGTTTGCGCCCGTTCACCTGCTTTCATGGTAGCTATGGTTTCTACCACATCATACACGTCAGGAAACTCTTCTCTAAACTTGACGAGTTCTTCTTCAGTTTTTGGTAGAGAAATGCCTTGTGCGCGAGTAGCTTCGGTAAGGGTCGCTTCTAGTTGTTTCTCTTTATCTTTGAACTCTTGTACCTTTTCGTCGTAGTGCCGCTTTAAATCATCATAACGTTTTTTATAGTCGTGTTTGACTTCTGCTTCACCTTGAACAAAACTGGGTTCTGGTTTTTCTTCTTCAGGCTGTGCCTGCTGTTCTTCAACGTTTTCTTCTTCATCGTCGTCAATGTACACGTCTTCACGGTACTTGCCTTTATAAAGATTATCGTTGTTTATAGTTCCAAAGGAATCATTTGGTTTATTTGCGCGGTTTCCGCGAACTTTTTTTGCCATTTGTTTTACCTCATCTTGCGGGGCTACTTGGCTTGTAGGTAGCCGCTTCGGTTACGTCAGGGCCGCTATGCGGGTAGCTGACTAATTCTATTGGAATCCTTCTGGTGAGGCGAATGGGCCATAGAACTCATGACCCCCAGATTCCATTAAATATTCTAAATTTTTTGCGCTTCTCATCCATTGATTTTTAGCATTTGGTTTTGTGTAAAACAATGCGTTAAACGGGATAGGAGAGTAAGCCTCTCTGTCAGGTTCTGTATCTGTAACGTTTGAACTAGCGGATGTAGCTTTACGAAGTCCTAAATCTGCTAAACCTTTATTAACTTCGCTAAGTCTTCTATACATTATACTAGGTTCTAATCCAGAAAACTGAAACGCTCCGCCTTTAGTTTGCTGTAGAAGAGCGTCATATACGTTGTTTACGTTTTTAAAATCAGCATAATCAGAGTTTATTCTGTTTCGAACCACGTAACCAATGTTTTCCATGTTTTCCATAGATTCAGAATTTGAAGAAGTTTCAGTTAAAAAAAGCACAGTGTATGCTTCTTGTGGACTTAAGCTGCGGATAAAATCTTTTATCTCTCCGCGCTGTCTTTTTTTCATTCCAAATTCAGATAGTTTTTTTACAAATTCGGGAGAAGGGTTTTCATAGTCATCAGCTTCGACCATATCCCCCTCTGCATACCCCTCGATAAATCCGCCTTGTGCAGCTTGTTTTTGTCGACGAGATACCTCGCGTTTTCCGCGATTGTTTATCTTTTGAAGTCTGTCTAAACCAATAATTTTAACAAGAGCAGGGGGTATTACAACTTCCCCTTTTGATAAAGCAACATCAACACTCTCTTCATATATTGTACGGTCTACTTGACCAATGTCAAGTCCTTTTTCACGTGCAACAGCATAAGCATCTAAAATCATACGGCGTATGTCGTTTGAACCTGCAAACTCTACAGCAGGAGCATTGATAACAAATGTGCCTTCTGGTACTTGCATCTCTTGGTCATCTGCAACAGTTTCTTTATCAGAAAATTCACTTGGTGGTCCCTGTACAAATCCAGCCGGGGGTGTAGCTGTTCCACCAGCTTGCATACCAACTCGTCCACCTTTAGCTAATGCGCCGTATGTACTGTCTCCGCCTATACCCGAAGCATCCATACTTGTACCACCACTGAATGATGTGCCGCCGCCGGTGTTGTCGCCGCTATCTTCATCTCCAGATGATAACGAACCATAAGTGGTTGGCTCAGTGCGTGGGTCAGATGCTGTTATGGGCGGACGCGAGAACGTTCCAGCAAAATCATTAGGGTCTCCTTTATTAATATAATCAAGAGCCGCACGTCGCACTTCATCGTAGTTCGAACCTTTAGGCAAACTACCGTGTAATCTACCATCTACAACAGCAACAATAGTGCCATTTATTTGTACAAGTCCATTATCTTTCATGCCTTCAGCAGCATTTTTAGCAGCCGTTTCTTGCCGATTCTTCATGTACATTGAAGATGCTTTTATAGCCCCAGTAAAAAGTGTAGGTGCGCCAATCAAACCAAAGTTAGGAGGAGCGGTATCTATTGTTCCTGTAATTGGATTATAACTTTGCCCCATACCAAATACACCAGATACAAACTTGTCAAAAATACCATCTTTTATATTTGATAATTCTTCGGGAGATGCCTGTTGAACAGTTGATATTGAAATACTATCTATTCCTACTGTAGGAACAATTTCTGGGTCACTCTCCTCTGATTGAACAACCATACTAGAAGCTGTTCCGGGGTCTAATTCCCCAGCAGCCCTCTGTCTTCTAAATGGTGTAGGAAAATTTGGTGCAGCAACAGTTGGAGTTGGAGTTGGTCTATATTGTACAGAAGAGGGTGTAGGCCGCTCAAGAAAAGGAGCAGTTAAACCGTCATTTGCTGCATTTTGCATTATGTTGTTAAGTACCTGAGACATCTTTTGCCTTCATCGCTGCTTCATAATCACTCTTCAATCCCTTCAGGGTTTCCAGTGAAGTTATCCTCCCCTGCAACCGGAACACTTCCAGTTCCGATTGTGCCGCCACCAACGCCCGAAGCGTCATCTGGATTTGCTCCTGCAGGTACTCCTCCAGACTGTCCCATGCTTCCTTGTTCGTCACCAGTTGGCTGACCTTGCTGGCTTGCTGCTTGTTGAGCATTTGCTAACCCCTTTAACATTTCTGCAAAAATTTGTGCTTCGTTTACATCGTTGACCAAGCTATCCGGGTCAATATCCTGTGCAATCGCAAGTTCTCTCATCAAGTTTGGAATTTTGATAAATGGTGCAAGCATAGGATTAGAAACAGTCTGTAACAGTGTAGTAAGACGCTGTGTCCTTACTTCTTTCTGCATGACTGCAGCCACCCCTCTAGGTTTGATTTCTAAATCACCTTCAATTTCTGGTGCATCTATATTGAATTGCATATTCCATTGAAAGTATGCTTCACCTAAAGGTTTTAGTAAATGGTCATCAATGTTTTTAATTACGGTTTTTAAAGATAGACTTGCACCCCCAAGCAGCATAGAAAGACCTGCGGCTGTTCTTCCCGTGCCACTAACTCCCGTTTGTCCGTGCATAATTGACGGTAAGCCTGTTTCTTCATCAGCAAGCTGTCGGCTAATTTGATACATTTGAATGTTTTCAGGTGCGGTGTTAGGAAACTTCAAACCATTAATAGCTGTTCCTGTAACCCCTGATTGACGACGGAATATCTTGCCGGGGAAAATATCCATGTTTTGACCGGGTACAAGACTTGCTTCATCTACATCAAATACCAAATTACCAGCTAATGCTAAATTGTCGATTGCCATGCGAACGTGTCCGTTCATTAGCATCTGTGCATCTTCCATGTTCTCAGCAATACCGACACCCCAAATTTGATAAGGGTTGATTTCGTAAGGGAAAACTTGATATGGAATACGGGCTGGTGTAAATGGGTTTAGCACACACCGAATAACCAGCGTTCCGCATACCCACACGTTTACTTGAACTTGGTCAAACTCACTTAAGCTATCTGGAATATCAAGACCAGACTCACGAGCCATTTTTGCATCAAGATTACCCCAATACTCAAACACCTCAAAACGATTACTTTGATAGTAAGGCTCGGTCTCATCTTCACGAATAGTATCTTCGTAGTACTTGTCTTCGTAGTTTGGACCTTTTGCAAGACACTCTTCAATGGCATCAGCATAGAAAAAAGGCTGTTGTATTAATCCTCTTAACTGCTGTCGATTCATACGATGTCGTTGAATTACATATTCGCAGTCCTCAACAGATGTTGCTGATGGGTCTGGATGAAAGTCCCAAACAGACACATGTTCCATGCGAGGCACAATCTTTTCGTAAGGAACGTACGTTCTACCTTCAGGTCCAGCTTCCCATTTGTGAACTCTTTTGTAATGATTGAATGGGCCTTTTACAACTCCTGTACCTAAAAGAGCAGATTCAAAAATTGCTTTTCTAAATACATTTACAGCACTTGTATCTGTTAACTGGTCATGAATTTGCTTTTCCATGTTTAACGCAGTTTTTTGTGCTGGACTGATTTGTGGCTCACCCATCAAAGAAGGACCGGGTTGAATGGGCAGGTTTTGATACCGCCCTTCTAAACCACCTAAAAAGTCTAGCTGTGGGCTTGCTTCTCTCGCTCCCGGTTCAAGGCTTCTTCCATCTCCTTGATACCCGTATGGGTCAGGAATTATCGAATCTGCAGGAGTTTGTAAATGTGCAAACTCAGCTATACCTTCTGGAACCGGGGTAGGTTCAATAACAAGAGGAAACTTCTTGTTAGAAAACAAAATATCTACAATTTGACCGTACGCAGCAAGCACCTTAGTCTTGGTAATCTTTATAAATACCTTTGACCGTTCTGAATCTCGGTATTGCGTAGACGAATCGTACACACCTCGAAAGTTTTTGTATGCTTGCAGCCAGCGTTGTTCGTAGCTAAATCTACCGTTTTCAGAGTCTTCAAACCTAGCTTTCACATACGCTGCTAAACCCGGAAGTTGTTCTTCTGGATTTTCTAAAGGTACAGCGGTATCGTCGGCTGGTCCCAAAAAGTTCTCAGACATAATCAGTCCTTAATAGTCGCGTTCTTCAGCCATCTTCATTACTGAAGGGTCAACTGCAGTTTTGGTCATCTTCTTTGGCATGTCTTCTGTAAGAACACCTTGGGCAGTTCTAGTATCAAACTCTAAACCTTCACGGTATAGATTTGCTGCTCCCATTTGGTCATCAACGGATGTCTTATCAGAGTTCATGATATAAGCTCCTCCAAAATTTAAGTTGGACATTTTGCTATTCTCCTCATGGATACTGTGGTTCTAGGAATGAGCCTAATGATGTTTCTTCACCCTGCATCGCGGCTCGACGTGCTTGGTTTACCATTCTTTTTGTTTCTGATTTTGGCTTACGGCTGTCTTCAAGAAACATTTGCATTGCAGCTAACGAAGGTTTAGTAATAGCAGTACCCACCTTCGTTGCAGTTTGTACTGTTTGTTCTGGATTGACTACCATGCCTGTAGCTATTTCTCCAGTTACTCCTGCTAAAGACCCTAACCCTTCGGCTGTAGGAGAATCTGGAAATAACCTTCTGGCTGTTTGTCTACCAATCTTATCAGCCTCTTCTATGCCCTCTGGGTCAAACAAAGCACCAGCAATATCAACAAACGGTCCCGGAACAACTTCTGTTAAAGTTTTTCCAGCTACAGCCGTAGCAAGCATACTTGATTCTAACCTGTTTTTTCCGTAAGTATCAAATATTGATTTTAAAAAGTTTTTACCTTGTTGTACTTTTTTTTCTTTGCGTACATCTGTTCTGGCTTGAGCTATTTTTTCTTCTGCTATTGCGACATCCTCTGCCTGTTCAGCGCGAGATAAAATAGCCTCATCAGCTTTTGTACCTAGCTCTGCACTTTGTAATCGTGCCTGTTCAACTTGTACATTTGTCTTTGCTTCACGTACCCGCCTACCTTGCTCAATTTCTTCCGGTGTAGCTTCCCGTGTTCCTGTAGGAGCAGCCGATGGTGTTGCAATATCAATCTCATCGTAATCTGCATTGAACGTTTCAGGTAGATTTAAATTTAACTTGTCTGCTAAACCTTTTGCATCTGTTGCATCAACTGCATCTGCCATCATCTTTTCAAAAGCAGTTAGAATTTGACCTCGTTGCTCTAAACCAGACAAATCTTCTACATCAGTATAGTACCCTGTCATAACAACATCAATGATGTCATCACCTTTGTGGCTGATAATCTGACTTGCTAAGTCTGGACGACCAAGTTGATTGGCAATAGCGGATGCAGTAATACGTCTAAGGTCAGTGTACCCTGTAGGCTTTTGTATAAGGTTATCAATAACGCTCTGTGGTATTTTATTAAATACGTGGTCTTTAAGAGCTTTGGTTATTGTGGCTGTTTCAATGTCAGGAAACAACTCTCCTGTAGGTCCAGCAGCGTCAAAACGTCTGTTTAAAATTTCACGAAGAACTGGTCCGGGGGGCCTATCTGCACCTGCAGGTTTACGGCCTCTGCCCGTCTTTACTTCAGGGTCTCTTGTAATTCCTGACTCTCTGTCGTAGTATGGACGAGGTACGCCTGCACGTATAGCCAACGCACGAGAGATACGAATATTACTTAAATCTGTTCCACGATAACCTAAAAGAGATGCCATAACCGCATCACGAGTCACTTCATCAGGAATATCTGCAATACCATCAAGAACAGATTGAAGAACTTCTGGTGGAATAGCCCCTTTTGCTAACTTTTTACTACCTTTACCAGCCACTCGACTCGCTAGTTTTAACTGTTCAACATTATTAGTAGATGTTCGAAGAGGACGTGTTACGTTTGTTCTAAAATTATCAGTTATACCAGAGTTAGGGTCAACTGCAAGTTTTTCTAATTCTGTAAACGAACTATCAAGGTCAATTCCCTTATTAGTAACGCTTCTTAAATTAGTTGCAATACTGGTGACACCAATGGCAGGTTCAGTTACTTTTTTACTAAAAGTCTTTTCAAACTTTTTGTAAAAAGCCTTTGTTTCATCTAAGTCTGAGAATAGAGATTGTTCCGGAACTCCTATATCATACATACGTCCAATAAACGCATCTCGTATTGTATATTTACCTGAAACAATTCTTTCTCGAATTTGCTCTACAGACGGTATCTTGCCGTCAGGAAAAAGCATTTCCTGTAACTGTTGAAATGAAGAAATCGCCTTTTTTTCTTCTTTATTAAGTGTTGAATAAATATCCACCGTAGGCTTTCCTTTTGTCACCGGCTCGTTTGCCGCCTGTAACGGCTTTCCTGCTACTATGTTTTTAGAAGCGGAAGCACCTTTTTCTTGCATCTCCATCATACTGCCAAACTTTTTTTCGTAAGCGTCAAAGCTATCTACGTCAAAAAGTTCAGGAGACTTTAAACTTAACGCTCTTGCAATACCAAAAAACGCGTTTTCATCCGCTAGGGGAAAACCATTTGGAAACTGTTTCATAAACTGTATAGTTTGTTCCGCAGTCAGTTTTTTAGGTACTTTTATGTTCGCTCTAGGGTTGCCCCCCTCTACTATTAAATCTTCTTGAACAGTTGCGAACTTTTGAAGTTCTCGTATCTCTAGACGTAATGCGTCTATCATAGAGGATACAGTAGATTTGTTCTTACCTATATCTGTTGGATTATCCGTCATCAGTACCCGAATACTTCATCTTGTACTTGGTGAACCTGATTCTTGATTGCACCCAGTTGTTGGTGTATTGAAGCGTACCCGCTCATTCGTGTCATCAACATGTAACGCAGTGCATCGTATGCGTGGTCTTCTGCTTTGGTATCTACGTCTTCGCTGTTTGTTTTAGACAGGGGTATGCCTGTAAGCTGCTTGATTATATTCTGACAGTTAGAAAAGAAACGTACCCGTGGTTCTTGTGTGTACGGGTCATCAGCTAATCGTCTGTGTATTTCCATCTTACCTTGTAGTCGATTGCGGTCAGATGGTGTCCACCTCACTCCTGCTCTCATCATCGTTTCAGCTATTGATGGACCGAAGCCTGTCTTGTTCCAGCACGATGAATCGAGTACAGTGTAGTGTGCGGGTGGGTCAAGTTGTTCTGCTTCTAGTATTTTATCAGCCAGTTCCTCTGCTGTCAAGTGCTTGGCGTACAACTCACGATAGACCCAAATATTGTTATCCCAATCAATAGCACCCCAAAGCACACACGAAGGACTCGCGTAACCGTAGTCGGCGGCTCGTATGCGGGGCCAGTTGGTAGGTAATTCGAAAGGCTCGACCACGTGTCGAACACGAGAAAACTCAGGAAAAGCTGCACCCTCTGCGACATCCCAATCTCCATCTAACAATCGCTTCCGCTCTACTTCAGGCAATGATAGCAGCATTGCTTCGTATTGTCCATCCTCCATCAGGAATGGATTGTCTGTTAGTCGTGCCGGTACGAACTTACGATAGAACAGAGGCTCTCCACTCTTCTCGTGGTTTGGTGGGTACAGGAATGGTGTTTGTGTTTCTATGTCAAAGGCAGCAAACGGTTTGTTTGGTTCAACATCATCGATGTACGTTTTCTTTACCCACCAACCGCCTACACCACCGGGGTTAGCTGTGCAGCGCATGTACAAATGCTGCTGTAGTTCTGGGTCAGTCGTACGAAGACGTGAACGAAGATAATCCCAAACGTACGGCGTGGGGTACTGGGTTATCTCATCTATACCTATCCAGTTGAACGCCTGACCTTGGAAACGAGTTACGTCTTTGTCTTTGTCGAGATACGTAAACCAGATGGTGGCTCCTGATGGAAAGTGCCACGTTGATTTTGATTCACGAAACTTT